GACATTGTTCGTGATTGCACCATGAGATCCAAAAAGCTAAAAATTCATGAAAACATAGAAAACAATGAAAAATTAATTAAAGATAATTATGCAATTATGCAACTCCAACACCCAAATATTCGACCGATGAATAGGGAGTTGATAAAAAAATCCATAGTTGACTTTGAACCTTTTTTCGATAAAATAAAATTTACACAAATGCTTTTTGAAGATGATGCCGGTAGTCTCAACTTTAATGACCTGCAGCAAGTTTTTCGAAAAATAAAAAGGTAATACTACTTGACAACTGAACCAGAATAGGTTATATTTAGACATACGCAAAAATTGTTGGAGGACAAATGAACGAATTATCAACGAATGAAACTTTTATCCGCTTTGGAAAAAACTTTCAAGAAAAACTTTGCCAACTTATGTTGGAGGATCGACCTTTTTTCGATCAAATCATGGAGGTTTTAGATGTAAGCTTCTTTGAGAAAAAATATTTACAAGTTTTTACGCAAACTCTTGTAGATTATCGAGACAAATACAATACACATCCAAACTCTGAGGTCATGATGTCGCTCTTGAGAACAGAGTTGAATCATCACGATAAAGCAACAGCAAAAGATGTGCGTGAGTTTTATGCTCGTATTCACACATCTGACGGTGTCGAAGAAGCAGAATACATTAAGGATAAGGCGCTTGATTTTTGCCGTAAGCAAGTGCTGAAGGGTGCTATGATTCAATCAGCAAAGCTTTTGAAATCATCCTCTTTTGAAGAGATCGAGAAAGTGATCAAGGAGGCCCTAGTTCTTGGTACTGACAATAACTTCGGGCATGATTTTCGCAAAGATCTGCTTAAACGCTTTGAGCTTATTTCAAGAGATCCAACTTCAACTGGCTGGTCTAGAATGGATGAGGTATGTAAGGGAGGTCTTGGAAAATCCGAATTGGGTGTTGTTATTGCTCCTACCGGTGCTGGGAAATCTATGGTCATGGTCCATCTCGCGACTCAAGCGTTATTGCAAGGAAAAACTGTTGTCTACTATACCCTCGAACTCAAAGACACGGTGGTTGGTCAAAGGTTTGATTGCTGTCTCACCGATGTCCCTCTTCAAGAACACAGAGTGAGGCAGAAAGAAATTGTTGAAAAAGTAAAAGATTTAGAGGGGACTCTAATTATCAAGGAATATCCAACGAAATCAGCATCGACTCAAACTCTCAAGAATCACATTGAGAAGTTACGTAAAAGAGGCATTGAGCCAGATATGGTTTTGGTGGACTATGCAGATCTACTAAGACCAGTGCGGAGCTCAGGTGAAAAAAGACACGAATTGGAAGAAACTTATGAGGGATTGCGAGGACTTGCGCAAACCTATGAAATTCCTTTCTGGACAGCCTCTCAAACAAATCGTGGAGGCCTCAATGCAGAAGTCATTACCATGGAGGCAATCTCTGAAGCATTTAATAAATGTTTTGTGGCTGACTTTATATTTTCACTGTCCCGGACCGTTCAAGATAAGCAGGCAAACAAAGGTCGTCTATTTGTTGCAAAAAATCGTAATGGACCAGATGGGCTTGTGTTTGATGCCTTTGTTGATTGGTCGGATGTGACAATTCAGATCCTCGATAGAGATGAAAGCTCTGAGGCAATGCAATCAACAGGCGACGCCTTGGCCATGTTAAAAGAAAAATATTCACAATTAAAATCAAAATAGGAGCACAGGAATGGATTTAGAAAAGAAAATCTTGTCGGACATAACTGTCCACATGAAATATGCAAGGTATCTTGAGGACAAAAATCGTCGAGAAAACTGGGATGAGTTAGTAACTCGAAACATGAATATGCACATCAAGAAGTTTCCACAACTCGAACAGGAGATCCGTGAGAACTACAGCTATGTGTTTCAAAAGAGGGTGTTGCCTTCAATGCGAAGCATGCAATTTGGAGGAAAGCCAATTGAGGTATCTCCAAATCGTATCTTTAATTGTGCTTTTGCTCCTGCAGATGATCCTCGTGTATTCGGGGAGATTATGTTTTTGCTCTTAGGTGGTACAGGTGTTGGATACTCAGTCCAGCATCATCATGTCGAAAAACTACCAGAAATACGAAAGCCATCGTTCAAGCGCACGAGAAGGTTCTTGATCGGAGATTCAATTGAAGGCTGGTCTGATGCTGTAAAAGCTTTGATCAACTCTTATTTTAAAGGCACTTCCAAACTACGTTTCGACTTTTCGGACATCCGTCCAAAAGGTGCCAGACTAGTTACATCCGGTGGAAAGGCCCCAGGTCCACAGCCGCTTAAAGAATGTTTAGTAAAAGTAGAGGGAATTTTAGATGCTAAAGAAAATGGTGACAAACTCACTCCTATTGAGGTGCATGACATCATCTGTCATATTGCCGATGCTGTTTTGGCGGGAGGTATTCGCCGCGCTGCTCTCATTTCTTTATTCTCGGCTGATGACGAAGAGATGCTCGGAGCAAAAGCAGGAGCATGGTGGGAACTAAATCCTCAACGTGGCCGAGCTAACAATTCTGTAGTTGTAATGCGTCATCGTATTGATGAGCCAACGTTCAAGCGTCTGTGGAAGCGAGTCGAAGACTCTCGATCAGGAGAGCCCGGATTTTACTTCTCAAACGATAAAGACTGGGGCTGCAACCCTTGTTGTGAGATCGGGTTAAGACCTTTTCAATTTTGCAACTTAGTTGAGATTAATGTGTCAGATATTGCTGATCAAGCCGATTTGAACGCACGAAGCCGAGCAGCTAGCTTCATAGGCACACTTCAGGCGTCTTATACTGACTTTCACTACCTAAGACCTATTTGGCAACGCACAACGGAAAGAGATGCTCTTATTGGTGTTTCTATGACCGGTATTGCCTCTGGCGGTGTTCTTGGTTTGAATATGACGGAAGCATCCCTTGAAGTCTCTAAGGAGAACCGAAGAGTCGCAATGCAAATCGGAATCAAACAGGCAGCCCGACAAACTTGTGTAAAGCCTGCTGGGACGACCTCTTTGACTCTTGGTACGTCAAGCGGCATTCATGCGTGGCATAATGACTATTATATACGCAGATTGCGCGTAGGAAAGAATGAAGCAATCTACTCATATTTGATCAAGAACCTGCCTGAGTTGATCGAGGACTGCCGTTTCCGTCCACACGACACTGCTATCCTATCCGTTCCTCAAAAAGCTCCTGAAGGGGCAATAACGCGCCACGAAAGCGCTCTTGATTTGCTCGAGAGAGTAAAGAAAGTTTCTAACGAATGGATTAGGTCTGGTCACAAGAAAGGAAACAACACGCACAATGTTTCTGCAACAATAACCATCAAAGATAATGAGTGGGATACTGTTGGCGACTGGATGTGGAATAATCGAGGTGTATACAATGGTTTGAGCGTTTTGCCCTTTTCTGATCACTCATATGTGCAGGCACCTTTTGAAGATTGTGATGTCGAAACTTATGAAAAGATGCTCTCGTTAGTCAAAAACGTTGACTTGAACCTAGTTATTGAGACAACAGATGAAACTGACTTAAGCGGAGAAATCGCTTGTGGTGGCGGATCTTGTGAAATCTTTTAACGGGAGAAATTTATGAGAGATCAATTAGAAAAAATTATCCACGAACTTAAAGAAGTAATGGATGACCTTGACAAAGTTGAAGCAGGCGCTTACGGCTATAAATCAGCTGCACCTCGTGCTCGCAAAACTTTAATGGAGGCTTCAAAAAACCTGAGAGATATACGATCAATCGTTCAGGATACCAAAAAGTCTCACGAAGAAAAGTAAATTTTTTATTTGACAAACACAACAGGATGTGTTATACTATAAAGGTATAGCACATTTTTTTTTGGAGGAAACATGGATTTTAAACCATTCAACAAACATTTATTAGTTCTACCGCAACAGAAAGAACAAAAACAAGAAGAGTCACTGTTAGTGATGCCAGATGGATATCGACCACCAAAGTCACCTTACATGATTTGCGATATTATTGGGCTAGCTGATGACTGCTTGATCGATTTAGCACTAGGTGACACAATTGTTGTAGAGAGAACAACAGTTCAGGAAATAAAAGCCGAAACTGAAACTATTTACGTGGTTAAAGAAAATTACGTCTACGGGAGAGTCAACAAATGAAACTAACATCACAAAAATTAAAAGATTTGATCACAGAGGTCATGAGCGAAACGCCTTTATTTAGAACCTCGAAATCTTCTTACTTCATGCACCGATTAGATGAGACAACTATGACGGGACTACAAGGGAAATATATGGAAGCTGGTTTCATTGTTATAACGCCTGATAGAACTTGTCAAGCTGAGCTCGGCCTTGCTTATGGAGAGCCTTGCCCTCCCGGTGCTGCTGAAGAGCAAGCGAGAGTAAATGAACAAAATCGAGAGACAATGAAACAAGAAATCAGAGCTGCTGGATTTGGATACACTCCTGTCATGGGTGGATATAAAGAAAAGCTAGTTGACCCAGATACCGGAGCGGAGTCTCGAGTTGACACTAATGAACCTGAGTCTGGATTTTTGATCATGGCACAACCAGGTCGACCTGGGTTGGGCATTGAAGAATTGAGAGAGTTGGGAATGCAACTAGCCTCCAAATACAATCAGGATAGTTTTTTCTTTAAACCACCAAATGCAGAATCAACAGATGCCTTCTATCTCATGAGAGATGGGTCTATTGATATGACTTTTCATGATTTTAAATTTGGCGACTTAGATCAAGAATTCTACACTCAACTTGCAAAAGGAAAAGAGCAACGCCAACCAGAAAAGAGATTTTCAGCAATAATGGAATCAATGCTTGTCCCTGTTCCTCCTAGGAATGCAACAGAGGCTAGATCCCGACGCGGAGAATACTTCATGCCTAGAAAGAGTTCTAAATGAAAGAAATAGAACTCTTCGGTGACGGAATCGGAAAAGTCTCTCTCGTTCAATTTGTTGGTACAGACAAAACTATTGTTAACTCAGCAAGAGTATCGTTTGGTCAAGATAATGAGAGAGACATATCAGATAGGGACAAGAAGCTCATAAAATATTTAATCGCGCACAAGCACACCTCTACCTTGGAACATAACACAGCTACCTTCATGTTTGAAGTGCCACTGTATATCAGGGCTCAACATATGCGACACCGCACTTGGTCTTACAATGAAATATCTCGAAGATACACTGAGATTGATCTAAGATTTTATGAACCAACAAGGTTTAGGACTCAGCACAAAAGCAATCGACAAGCATCAAACGAAACTCAGCTAATTGACCCTGTGATCACTCCAAGATTTGCCGATACATATATTAATTCCTCAGAAGCTGTTAGGTCATTCCACAAGCATTCACTAGATTTGTTTAACCATTTAATCCAAAAAGGTGTGTGTCGAGAGCAGGCAAGAGGGGTTTTGCCTCAAAATCTATATACTCGATATTATGGCACGACAAATCTAAACAACCTACTTAAATTTATAGACTTGCGTCTTCATGAGGGTGCGCAATGGGAAATTCAACAAGTAGCAAAAGCATGTTTAGAGATAGCAGAGGATCTTTGGCCATTTACGGTGGGAGCATATCGTGAGTTACGTAGGTCCTAAGTATTCAAAAGGAAATCTAGTCACATTCACTCCGGAGATAGCCGAGGGCATTACGAACGGTTTGGGAATAATCGTTTCAGACCCCACACTGGTGTTTGTGCATGAGTGGAGAACGAAATCGGGCTTCCCAAACGAATTCTGGTCGTATGATGTTAAGGTTGGAAATGAACTATTTAAAATGATACCAGAACAGTTTCTTAGAGGTTTAAATGAAGATGATGAAAATTAAAGTTTTAAAACAAAATAAAATTTTAGCAGAAAGTAAACAAGGATTGTATGACATAATCGGAGTTATGCCTGGATCTTTAGATTTATTTTTAGACGTATTCACAGGATCCAATCCAAATTTTGATCAACGTCTTAGAAAGTTTATTGCCAACAACTATGGTCAAGATATTAACAATCTTACTGAGGAAGATATCCCACCCACAGATGCTAGAGGTTATGATAGTCCGTTGAACAAAGTAAAAGCTCAACTAATGTCCGGTGTGACATATTGGTGGTACCAACTCTTCGGCATCAATGTTGTGACGTCAATCATAAGATTCCAGGTCATCTCTTACTATGTTGAATTGGAAGATAAACTAGAAGACATCGGATATGGCGAAGAAGGATTTGATTTTAAATCATTGACTCCTGATGAGAAAAATATAGTTTACGAAAAGCACTTTTGGGAAGATTATCTTGACAGCTTTTTTGATAGCCACATGGGCCAAGCAGCAGATTTAGGCAACAAGTATGTTGGGGGCGAAGGTATTCCCACTGGTCTCTATGGTCAAATGAAAGATTGGTGGATGACAACTCAGGGTCGTGGAATTTTTAAGTCAGAAATGCGAGAAGCAAAAGATGATCTGTATGCTGCGATGAGATTCGATACAGATCCGGAAAATGCACCAGAAGGAAAGATCCCTCAATGGTTTGAGAAGGGCGTTGATGCATGGGATGATGATGCGGTCGGATTTGACAGGCAAGAAGATGTCCCCGGCTATAAAGACAGAATGAAGGGCAATCTTGATACGTAAATTGCCAAAACTAATCATAGGTCGCTCACTGGAATCAATGTTATATGCTTGGAGAACACAGACCAAGATTGTCGTAAAAAATCCTGAATATGTCTTTCGTCATGATAAAAAATTGATGGAATATGATCTATCGTTTATGAACGCTAACAACCCAAAGCAATTGTATGATAATCTATCGTTCTCTTTGGCGGTTACCTCTTTGCTCTTATGTCCTGGGAATGTTGCAAACGTTAGAGAGTCTGATGGCGAAGTTCACATAATTACAAAAGGTAACAGAAAGGTGTCTATATGCCCAGATGAAGTGCTCCATTTTGATAAGGAGACATCCCTATGCAACGTATACGATTTCTATGACACAAGAGAAATGACTAGAACCGATATTAGGATCATATCGGACCTCAATGAGGATTTTGTTTATCAAATAAATCTTTATAACAGCCCACGAGCTGATCACAATAGGTCAAAAGATGTCGTAGCAGCCTCTAGAATGACTCTGGAGCAGCTTTTAAGTCCCGACTATGGTCAAGGTATAGCAATGCTGAAAATCCTTCGCATGTTTAAGTCTGAGGGCATAAAAGGTAAGTTTGCATGGGAGCGCAAGGGAAGGAGATACTATAAAAGACCAAAGCTTGAGTTTTATCGTAGAGTAACATCTCCCATTTTGGAGACTAAATATTCATTTGATGAAGTATATAAGATTAATCAACAAAAGGAGAAGGCATGGAAAACACTAGAGACTCTGCGGAAGAAGGGAGAAACCTTGTAGGGATAATTCCTGTAGCCGGACATGAATCTTTTGATTTTGAACAACCTTGGCCACCTTGTATGATGCCGATAGCTCCAAATTATAATTTAATAGAGGCTGCCGTAGTTGAATGTGCATGGGCAGGATGTAAGTCGATATGGATTGTTGTTAATGGAGATTTTGCACCCATAATCAAAAAAAGACTCGGCGGATGGTGTGGAGACCCTGTTTGGGCACATAGGACGTTCGATAGAAACGTTGGTGTTTCCCGTAGAAGAATTCCAATTTACTACGTCGGAGTTAATCCCAAAGATAGACACAAAAGAGATTGCACTTCTTGGTCAGTGATTCATGGTGCTGTAACGGCATTCAAAACCCTGACCTCCATCTCAGAGTGGATGATGCCTTCAAAATACTATGTATCATTTCCTCATGGGTATTTTTCACCATATCAACTAAGAGAACATCGAAAAATAATTAACTCTAAAAAAAATTGTTACATTAGTTCTCGAGGTACAACAATAAAAAATAACAACTTCACATCTTTTACATTTGGAAAAGATGAGTGGCTAGAATTTAGAAGAGTGATTAGGACCGGAACTGGAAAGAAACCTGCAGGGTCAACATGGGGTGATGAAATATATTTGGACCCTTCCGAGATGTGGTCCGCAAGGTGGTTTGGTGTCGACAAAGTGTTTGAATCTTTTGATCTAGAAGAGGCGCACGAGATTCCGGTTACCGACTACTTTAATCTTCGTAACTGGGAAGAGTATAGAGATTTTTTGGCTGCCTCTAGGCGAATCATTGTCAAGAGACCAGAGAAAGAAATTCTCCTAGGATCTCGGTCAAATCGAGTCGCTTCGAACTATTTAGATTTTGATGAAGGATAAATTAAAATTTAAAAAGCTTTTAAACGAGTATCGTTCGCTAGAGTCTGAATTTGCATACAATAGCGAAGTCCTAAGAGAGTATGGTGAAACATTTGAGTGCACCTACCTAAAGTGGTGCGAAGAAAATGGTGTTGATCTTGATGCGCTATCTAAAGAAAAAACTAAAAAAGTTGCCATACCACATTCACAAAACACTACAGAGGACAAAGGAAGAGTTGAATTTGAAGCCAAACAATCAAAGCACAAAGAGCTCTTTAGATCTGTCGCAAAAAAAATGCACCCTGATAAATTAAAGCCTGAAGACCCTAGGGAAGAAGAATATACTTCGGCGTTTCAAAAAGCAACTTCAGCTATGAACGAAGGGCAGTGGGGAGACTTATTTGATGTTATTGATAAATACGAGATTGAAGTATCTGACTATGGCGAAGCAAACATTTCATTACAAAGCGATATTGTTAGGATGGAAAATAAATTAAAGAATCAAAAATCAACATATGTTTGGCACTTACAAAATTGCGATGATAATCCGAATTGCAAAGACATGGTAATTCAAGCATATCTAAGACAGGTTTTCGGCTGGAATGGCAAAGAAGAGATTTAAGGTGGGAGATCTCGTAACTCATGTCTATAAAGGCGTGAATGAAGAGTATAAATTAGGCGTCATTTTATCAGAAGAGTCTACCGTTGGATTATTAAAAGTCAAATGGGCTTGTGGGAATGAAAGTTTCCATGTTAGCCATATGCTTAAATCAATATCTTAAACTATTTATAGTCAAATGAGGGTTTGATATGAGAGTTTCATCTGAAGAATTACGGCAAATTATTCAAGAAGAGCTAGAGGCTGTACTTGATGAGAAGAAAGGGAAAAAGCGTAAAGCTGCGAAGAAAAAACGACGCAAGAAGAAGAAAAAGAAGAAGGCTGCGAAGAAAGATGCTTGTTATCATAAAGTGAAGTCTCGCTATGATGTGTGGCCATCCGCTTATGCCTCTGGTGCTCTCGTTAAATGTCGAAAGGTTGGTGCTAAAAATTGGGGCAATTCAAAAAAAGAATCTCTCCACGAAGAAGGTGTGGTGGATCCAAATGATTTGAGAGATATTCTTGATGATGAGGGTGGAGCTGCCGGATTGGAGCCAATGGTTAAGGGAACAAAATCAACAGAAAGAGAAGTGAAAGATACTCTCGAGGACATGGATGATGTTGGAAAGCACAAAAAAGGTGATTACATCAAAGACGATGGCAAGCAAATAAGGGTAAGGAAGTGAAGATTGACCGAGAAGCATTAGTTAATATTATTGCAGAAGAGCTTGAGATAGTTTTGGAAGCTAAATATCACTGGAATGAGCCTGATTGGCATTATGACGGCGGATATGGAGATCCAGAAAGTCCCCATGCAAAATGGTACTTAAAAAAAGAAAGAAAGCTTACAGAT